CGTTTCTGACAGACCACCCGCACGAACTTGCACAACTTATTGTCCGCGCCCGCAACCTGAACAAGACTAGCGGCACCTTCATCAACACAATTATGAAGCACTGCCATGCAGACGGGCGCATCCACGGGCATATCAACCAGATCAGATCGGATGACGGCGGCACCGTATCGGGCCGAATATCCATGTCCAACCCCAACCTACAGCAAATCCCGGCCCGCGACCCAGAGCTAGGCCCCATGATCCGCAGCCTGTTTCTACCAGAAGAGGGCGAGCAGTGGGCCGCAATAGACTTCTCGCAACAGGAACCACGGATTTTGGTGCATTACTCCTATGTAGTTGGCCGGTCCCGGGGCACACACATGCGCGGTGTTGAGGAGTTTGTTGACGGCTACCGCAACAACCCGGACATGGACTTCCATACAATGGTTGCAGAAATGGCCGACATACCGCGCAAACAGGCCAAGACAATCAATCTGGGCATGATGTACGGCATGGGCGTGAACAAGCTATCTGACCAGCTAGATATTGACGTGGACGAGGCCAAAGGTCTGGTCAGCCAGTACCATGAGCGGGTGCCCTTTGTGAAAGGTCTGATGACTGGCGTGATGAACCGACTCAATGACCGGGCATCCAGCGGGTCCATACGCTCTATATTAGGCCGTAAGTGCCGGTTTGATCTGTGGGAGCCCGATACATTCGCCATGAACAAGGCCCTGCCATACAAAGAAGCTGTAGATGAGTACGGGCCAACCACCCGGTTAAAGCGGGCATACACCTACAAAGCTCTTAACCGGCTGATCCAAGCGTCCGCCGCGGACATGACAAAGCAGGCAATGGTGAATATTTATGAATCCGGACGGGTGCCAATGATCCAAATTCACGATGAAATCGCCATGTCTGTGAAAAATCGTGAAGATGCAGAATCTATTGCCACGATCATGGAAAATGCTGTACCGTTAGAGGTGCCAAGCAAATGCGATGTTGAGATCGGCCCAAGCTGGGGCGAAGCGACGTAGTTTTTCATGGTTTTCCTCCCTTAAACTGGCTCTGGGCTCTGCTCAGAGCCTTTTTTCTTGTCATTCTACAACATCTCCTATATATTCGCTTACAGAAGCACAATATATAGGGTCTTTTGCAATGGACATAACAAAATGGAAGTCTGTTCTGGTGCCGATTGAGGTGTATGAACAGATCAAAACCATAGCGAAGTCAGAGGGTCGCACGATCAGCGGCCAGCTTCGCATCATGTGGGAAGTCTACCGGGACACCAGAACCAACAAAGTTAGGTAAAAACCCGGGGTCAAAACCCGGTTGACATGTTTTTTTACCTATAGTATGGGATAAGTTCTATCTAATCGTATAGTGAGGGTTTACTAATGCTGAAAAATATACTCAAAATGTTGTTTCCGAGCTTCTTTGAAGATCCGGAAAGAGCGCGAGACAAAAAAGGCCGGTTGATGGGCGACGATGCGTCCACACCAACTTTTAACGAAGCATGGGTCGGGGGCAAAGCTCCGGTACAACAAAAAGCCGCGCCGAAAAAGCGGGGCAGGCCGGTAGGAAGCAAGAACAAAGCAAAACCGGCAGCTAAAAAGAGAGGGCGTCCGAAGAAAAATGCTTGATGCTACTTTGGTTTGTTTGGCTACAGCTATCTACTTTGAGGCACGGGGCGAACCCTTTGTCGGACAGTCCGCTGTAGCTCACGTTGTGTTGAACCGGGTGCAAGACGCCCGGTTCCCCAACGACATCTGCTCTGTAGTAAAGCAGGGCCCCACATATGCGTGGAAACCCGACTTCCCTGTCCGTAACATGTGCCAGTTTAGCTACTACTGCGACGGCAAGTCTGACCAGCCTACCGATGAGCAGGCGTGGCAGACCGCGGTCCTCGCAGCTTACGGCTCTATGACTGGCCGTACATATGACCCCACGGACGGCGCAACACACTACCACGCTAATTACGTCAACCCAGAGTGGGCGGACGTAAAGTATCAAACTGTCCGGATCAACGATCATATCTTCTACCGTTGGGAAGGCGACAGATGAAACCTTGTCCAGAATGTGGCGGTGAGGGAGAATGTGAATATGAAGTCGCCGTATCCGCGCCTATGGCGTGGAGCGGCGGTTGGCTGGAAGGCCGCATCATGGAATGTCAACTTTGCGAGGGAAGTGGAGAAGTAGACGATGAATATGATGAGGAATAGACAACTGCAATACCCGCCAAACACAATCGGAAGCCCCGGAGCCATACAACGCCGGTTAGAAATGGGCTGCTGCCCAAAATGCTGGTGCCATATGAAAGGCTCAAACCACTGCAAAACATGCAAGCTAACTATTGGAAAAAATTGTGATATGCCCGAAGTGTCAGTCGAAGAGTTAAGTTGAAAATATATGTTGCAATTCGCATACAGTCGCTTATATTAACACTCGTAAGGCCCCCAAGCTTTACATGTTCCCGTAGTTGAAGCCCCCAGAGAGAAATCTCTGGGGGTTTTTTTCTGTGTTGACTATGTATGGGATAAGTCTTATATGTGAGCTGAAACACGGGAGTTTCTTATGCTTATCTACTCAGCCACCAATAAGATTAACGGTATGCAATATGTCGGAGCCACGACTCGGAGCTCACTTGCACCCAGAGTGCGGGAACACTTTAAATTTGCGGAAAGAAAAACCAGAGCACGGGGATCGTTAGCAAACGCCATACGAAAGTACGGCCAAAAAAATATTTCCTTTGAAGTGTTAGAGCGCCTAACCGATATCAATGTTTTAGGCGAATGCGAGAAGAGGTGGATCGACAGCCTGAATACGATGTACCCAAACGGGTACAACATTAAGACAGGGGGTATGCCTAAAGAGATGCCTCATGTCAGCCGAAACAAAAGTTACGCCGTTGAAGGTGTGCAATATGACAGCTTAATGTCTTTGGCAAACGCTTATAATATATGTCACTACAAACTTAGGCATCGACTGCTACGTTCTTCTATCAAATGGTCTGTCGAGCAGGCGTTGGACTTAGTTCCGCCTCCAAAAAGCGACCCCGTAAAATACAGCAAACCTATAGAGGTAGACGGGCATACCTTTCGTTCAAAAGCCGCCGCCGCTCGACATTGTGGTGTTCCGGTAAGAGTTTTTAGAGGAAGACTTAGTAAGGGCTGGCCGTTAGAAGAGGCTCTGGGCATAAAAGAACGATCGAACCAGTGTAAAACGGCGACTACTAATAAAAAACGGCCTCGCAGAAAAACGCGGATCACGGTTCAAGGCACTGAGTATTATAGCGTAGCTCATGCCGCAGAAACTTTCGGAACAAAAGCCGGTCTTGTAACTCAACGCCTCAAGCGAGGATGGACAAAAGAACAAGCTTTTGGTTTAGCCCCGCCGCCGGTTATCAAAAAGAAAGGAATGGAATTTCTTGGATATTCTTCCATAACAGCCGCGGCAAGAGAAAATAACATCAACACCACCACGCTTTTTCAAAGGCTGAATAACGGCTGGTCACCGGAAGATGCGCTGTACACGCCAATAACTCCAAATGACGGAAGCAGGGGCGGCAACTACAAGACTGCTTGACTATGTATGGGATAAGACTTATACACGGGTTACACCAACTAGGGAGAACAAAACAATGAGTGATATGAACTGGACGTTAAGCTTCCTGTCATCCGTGGCAGGACAGATCACAACGTCGTCAGGTGAGGGCATAACAACACGCCTGTTCGCTTGGGGCGTTAAAGATGTCAACGCGGTGCTACACCCGGGGGACTACTGGATGTTCTACGTCGTGGACGACAACGGCAAACAAGCGGTGCGGATCATGTCCTTTATCGCACCGGAGCCAGCGTTCTATTCCGTGATCGGTTACTGCAAGTATCACGACATTCAGTGTGAGATAGATGAAAGTATTCCAGAAGAGGAGGCAGCTAACGATGCGTAAGAAAGAGGAACTTTTCGATATCGTGCGCGATATGAAGTACACTGACGCTGTGGCCGCAGTCTCTAGCGCAATCAACGCGCAAACGTCCACTATTGCAGCCAAGGGTGACTATAGCCGAGAGGCCGTCGAAGCAGCAGAGAAGCTGCTTGCGTCGTGGTTAAGGGTACAACGCGGATGAGCGAAGATTTGGAAAAGCAGTTTGATTATGCAGGCAACGAGATGAACGCTCTGCTAGATCAACTGGAAACCGACGGGTTCAACACCGGAGCGGTACTGGGCGGGGCTCTAACGGCTCTCCTGTTCCGTCTCGTGGTGGCGGCCCCAGACGGCAGCACCGCTATCGGTATGCTGTCAACCGCCATGCACCAAGCAGCCAGTATTGCCCGTGCGTACGAAAAAGATGAAGAGGAGACAGAGCATTGAGCACGGTCACTGAACACCAAGCAGCAGCCGCGCTGCTGAACCAAGCCATCCACGCCGTCAACGATCTATGGCTGGAAGCAGACGGCGATGATAAGCCCTTCCTTGATGAGGCAATCAGCAAGCTCCACGAAGCGCAGTCCCTGATGATGAAAGCACGGTTGCGGGTCGAGAACGACTGACGAACATTCAAACGACTAAAGACGAGGGGTGCGGCACATTGTCGCACCCCTTATTTTGTGGTATATGGTATAAGATAAGTCGCATATGGGATAGAACCTATAACCCATT